ATGCCAGACAGTCCTTTTAAGATCAAACCCAATCCAAATCAATGACAAATAAACCCAAGACAGTCAAAGCCCTGCGAGGGGCAACCGAGCCAAGGGTTCACACGCCACTGCTTAAAGGCAAGTCTAGAGCTAGTGAAGTTATTGAGATGGTTGAACGCTTAAAGATGGATAAGCTGATGCCTTATCAGGAGTTCATTCTCAAGCAGATGATGATGGTCGATAAGAAAGATCAATATCGAGTCAAGACTGCGCTGCTGCTTATTTCGAGACAGAATGGTAAGTCTCACCTTGGCAGAGTCCGAGTTATCTGGGGCATGTTCTATGGTGATGAAAAGAAGCACATAATCATGTCCTCAAACCGAGCCACAGCCTTAATGACCTTTCGAGAGATTGCCTGGATCATTGAATCGACTCCAGAGCTTAAGGCAATGACTAAGGCAGTCAGATATGCCAATGGCGGCGAGCGCATTGAGCTGCTTAACGGCGCAACGCTTGATCTAGTATCAGATACCAGAGACTCAGCGCGTGGTCGCACAGCTGACTTCTTATGGATCGATGAAGTGCGCGAAATCTCTGAAGATGGCTACAAAGCAGCAATCCCAGTTACTCGTGCCCGTTCAAATGCCCAGACCTTCTTAACATCAAATGCCGGGGATGCCTTCAGCACAGTTCTTAACGGATTGGTCGAGCGTGCCAAGGATTACCCACCTGAGACCTTTGGCTACTACGAATACAGCGCGCCACAGTATTGCAAGATCGATATCTCATCAGATGCCTTTTGGCGTGATGCGGTAGTGCCGAGTAATCCTGCTTTGGGCTACACAGTCACTAAAGAATCGATTGAAGAAGCTATTGCCACAGCACCTATTGAAACTACTCGCACTGAGACCCTTTGCCAGTGGATCGATAGCCTTCAGTCGCCTTGGCCTCACGGAGTCTTGGAAGAAACCAGCGACAACACGCTAGAGATTGCAGTTGGCGCATATACCGTCTTTGCTTTTGATGTTAGCCCGTCAAGGCGCAATGCTTCATTGATTGCTGGCCAGTTGCTTCCCGATGGCAGGATCGGTATTGGAATTATGGAGACTTGGAGTTCTCAGGTCGCAGTTGATGATCTAAAGATCGCTGTGGCCATTAAAGCTTGGGCTGATATCTATCGGCCAAGGATGGTTTGTTATGACAAATACGCCACACAGTCCATTGCAGACCGTATAAAACAATCTGGGGTAATGACGGAAGATGTTAGCGGCCAACAGTTCTATCAGGCTTGTGGCGACCTTTTAACAGGGTTGGTGACTCATAAGGTTGTACATAATGGGCAAGCAGAGCTTATACAGCAATTTAACAACTGTGCTGCCAAGGTAAATGACTCAGCATGGCGGATCATCAAACGCAAGTCAGCTGGTGACATTTCAGCCATCATTGGAGTTGCGATGGCAGTATCTAAGTTAATGCTGCCAGCACCACGCCCACAAATCATAACTTGACATATGCTAGTAATCTGTCTAGGTTGTGCTATCATTTAGGCTATGGGTATATTTTCGCGAGCAGTATCACCTTCTAAAAAGTCGACTGTCGAAGCACAATATGCCCCACAAGTTTTAGGTGAGTATTCACCTTACGCAATGCCGTTTCAATCTGCTTATATCAGCAGAACAGAAGCAATCTCAGTACCTGCCTTAATGCGCTGCCGCAATTTACTAGCTGGCACAATCGGCGCAATCCCATTAGAGCTTTATAGAAAATCTAACAATCAAGAACTTGGTTCACCAGTTTGGTTAGAGCAGCCTTCATACTCACAGCCTCGATCAGTAACGATTGCCTGGACAGTAGACAGTTTACTTTTTTATGGGCAGGCTTTCTGGAAAGTAGTAGAAGTATATAATGAGGATGGTCGCCCTTCTCGCTTTGAGTGGATTGCTAACAATCGAGTAACAATTACTCTGGATAGCACAAACACATTTGTCAAGTCTTATGCCGTTGATGGGATTACATTACCTATGGATGGCCTTGGTAGTTTAATTACTTTCCAATCATTAAATGATGGCATTCTCAATACTGGCGTTTCAACTATTCGCGCAGCCATCGATGTACAAAAAGCAGCAGCAATTGCAGCATCTACTCCAATGGCAACTGGTTACATTAAGAATACCGGGGCTGATCTTGATCCTAAAGAAGTTTCTGGATTACTAGCTGCTTGGCGCACTGCTCGCAACAATCGTTCTACCGCTTATCTAACAAGCACCTTAGAATATAACCCAGTGTCATTCTCACCCAAAGACATGATGTACGGAGAAGCAATTTTTAACCTTGCTACTGAAATTGCGCGCTTATGTAACGTGCCTGCCTATTATGTTTCAGCAGATCAAAATAACTCAATGACTTATGCCAATGTTCAAGATGAACGCAAGCAATTCTTGACATTATCCCTACAGCCATTTATCTCAGCCATTGAAGATCGTTTATCAATGGATGACATTACTGCTCGCGGCAATGTTGTCAAATTTGACATTGACAAAAACTTCTTGCGTACTGATCCATTAGCAGAACTCGCAGTAATTGAAAAACTATTGGCTCTTGATCTCATTACTCAAGAACAAGCAATGGAAATGACAGATCTAACACCTAACGGAAGTCAAGGTATGGAATGACCCAGATAATCACCTTCGCAGCTGAACTTACAGCCGATTCAGCCAATCGCACTATCTCAGGCAAGATTGTGCCTCTTAACATTGAAGCAGGATCTACCAACATGGGCAAAGTTATTTTTGCTTCTGGATCTATTGAGATCCCAGATCCTAAGAGCATCAAGCTTCTTAACCAACACGATTCTAAAAAACCTTTGGGTCGCGCCGTCAGCTTCTCTGAGTCAGAGAATTCTATCGATGCTGTATTTTCTGTAAGTCGCTCACAGCGCGGTACAGAGGCTTTAATCCTGGCCGAAGAAGGATTGCAATCAGGTTTAAGCATCGGGGCAGAAGTCCTGAAATCAAAGATCAAGGACGGCGTGACCTATGTGTCTGCTGCTCGCTTGGTAGAAGTAAGTTTAGTGACTGAGCCAGCCTTTAAGTCAGCCCAAGTTACTGATATTGCAGCAGAAGAATCTGCTGTAGAAGAATCAACCCAACCAACAGAAAGCGAGACAGCCACCGTGGAAAACACCACTCCAGCAGTCGAAGCAACACCAGTTGAAGCACCAGCGGTCGAAGCTGCTCGCCCAACTGTCACAGCAATGGCTTACACAAAGCCACGCATTGAACTAACAGCTGCTAAGTATGCAGAAAACTCAATCCGCGCAGCACTAGGAGACGAGTCAGCTCGTCAATACCTACTAGCAGCAGATGACACAACAGACAACGCTGGTCTTGTACCAACACGACAACTATCTGAAATCATCAACCCACTAGGCACAACAATCCGCCCATCAATCGATGCGATCTCACGCGGAGTTCTACCTGATGCAGGTATGACTTTCGAGATTCCAAAAATCACAACAATGCCAACAGTTGCAGAAACAGCTGAAAATGCAGCCTTTAACGAAACAGATCAAGCATCATCATTCTTATCAGTGTCCGTTAAAAAATATGCTGGCCAACAAACATTTTCTGTAGAATTGCTAGATCGCACATCTCCTGCGTTCTTTGATGAGCTAGTTCGCAACATGGCAGCAGCTTACGCAAAGGCAACAAACGCAGCAGTTAACGCAGCACTGATTTCAGGCGCATCACTTGATGCAACTACAGTAGCAACATACCCAACAGCAGCTGAATTGCTTGGAATTGTTGCTCGCGGATCTGCTTCTGTTTACGCAGCAACAGCAGGCCTTCCAAATCCTTTCGCTCGCAACATGGTTGTATCAACAGGACAATGGTCAAACATCATGTCTCTTAACGATGCTGGTCGCCCAATCTACACAGCATCACAGCCAATGAACGCTGGCGGTCAAGTAGCCCCAACATCACTAACAGGTAATGTTGCAGGACTTAACCTCTATGTCGATCCAACAAACGCTGGCGATACAGATGGAACAATCCTTATCGTTAACCCAGATGCTTATACCTGGTATGAGTCTCCAACATACCGCTTACGCGCAGAATCAACAGCAGCAGGTCAAGTAACCATCGGTTACTACGGCTTTGGCGCAATCGCAACTAAGGTTGCTGCTGGCGCATTCAAGAACAACAAGGCGTAAGCCCACTAAGTCGCTGAGAGGGGGCATAGCCCTTGCCCCCTCTTGGTCTTTAGAAAGGAATTGGAATGTCACTCTGCACAGTAGCTGAACTCAAGAGCGTTCTCGGCGTTGGCTCGCTGTATTCAGATGCAACAATTCAAGAAGTCTGTGATGCATCAGATGCAGTGCTACTTCCAATGCTTTGGGCAGATACTCATTTCAACACAGAACACAGCAACACCACCACAGTGGGCACTTTATATTTTGACACACTTGTAAAAAATACATTTTATGTAGGCCAAACGGTTGTTGTAACTAACAACAAATCCCATTTGAATGGATCAAAGACAGTTACAGAAGTTGGCGATTATTCAATTTCGTATGCAATAACTGGCACTCCAGCAGCCGAGCCACGACACTCAGTCATGCCTTATGGCACAGTAACAATTAGTCCTTCAACAGACTGGACTGCTGATGCAGCAATTCAGAATGCCGCTTTGATGATAGCTGTTGAAATCTGGCAAGCGAGAACTGCAACCCTTTCGGGCAGTAACTCCGTAGATTTCCAGCCCTCACCTTACCGAATGAGCGCACAGCTTCTCGCTAAGGTCAGAGGATTGATCGCACACGCGCTAGACCCTCGCTCAATGGTGGGCTAATGCCAGCATCGATTACAACCCTTCGAACTACCCTGGCAACAGCGTTAGTTGACAACTCACTTTGGCAGACTTTTGCCTTTCCACCTTCAGTTGTTCTTGCTAACTCAGTAATCGTAAGCCCGGACGATCCGTATCTTTCACCAAGCAACAACGCGCGCAACACCATCAGCCCACTGGCTAATTTTAAGATTATTATTACAGTGCCTTTATTTGATAACGAAGGCAACCTAAACGGCATTGAAACTAACTTGGTTAGAGTGTTTAACTTATTAGCTGCTAGTTCTTTGACGTATAATGTAGGCAGTGTATCTGCCCCAAGCGTTCTCAATGCTGCATCAGGTGATCTGCTCAGCTGCGAGATGTCCGTATCAATCCTAACAAGTTGGAGTTAATATGTCAGACCTAACACCAGAGGATCTAGCCTTCTTGAAGAAGATTGGTCAGATCACCACAGCACCAAAGCCAGTAACTACTAAGAAGGAAGAAGAATAATCATGGCAA